TTACTTTCTGGACTCATATCCTTTTTTTATTAAATGATTGTCTATTATTTTAAGGATTGTGCCATTTACAGAAGATTTTTCTAAATAGTCACACAATAGCTTTTCAAATGGTTCTTGGCCGTAAAAACTTCCAGGTTCTGCAACTTCTCCTTCCTTAATTTTATACTTAGGCCCCATTCCGGTCATTAACCACTCTAATGAATATTTAGGGTATTTGTCAATTATATTCAACACAATTAAGGAGCCTACACTTCTGTTCTTGCCTTTCATAGAACTTATATAGCCATTATTAATACCACAAGACAACTCGAAAGCCCTTATACTACGGCATTCTTCATTAGCTATTTCTATAATTCTATCAATAATAGTTGTTTCCATAGATAAATTCTATTATAATTTTTACCTTATATATTTTTCAATGGTAAATATTTAAGGTAATATTGTAATAACAAATCAATACAAAACTAAACATAAACCAATCATAAACCAATAATACATAACTATGATTACGGAAATACAAAGGGATTCTATTATAAAAGCCATTGGTAAAAATCATATTTCTAAAATATATGACTGGCTTAAAACAACAGACTTTAAATCAATTTATGGAAGAGAGGTTTCTAAAGGAATGATTTCTAAAGTACTTAATGGTACTTGGGATAATGAAATTATTGAAACTGCAATTTTAGACTGTGCTAGTAAAAAACTTTATGAGCGCAAGGTTTTAGAAGAAAAGAAAGCAAACATTCTTAAGCAGGTATCATAATGAAACGTAGAGCCAAAAGACAATCTAAAGCATTTATTCTATTAAGCTTGTTTACAATCATTGTTTTTGTAAGCGCTCTTACCTATACCCTTATATATAAAAAAAGCCCTAGGCTGCAACCTAAGGCATACACAACAATTTCTAATTAAACACCAATTGTCATGAACAACAAAACTACAACACCACCTCGTTTTGCACAACAGCTAATAGCAGGTTTATTACAAGAAGATAATGCCATTGAGTTTTTTGGCGTTAAAGACGGCCAAAAAGTATTTTTTCTACAAAATGGTAAATCTTACCCATTTAAAAAGCTTAAACCTAGATTATTTGCGCTTCTCCAAAACGCTTACTATGAAGATGTAGAAGCTGTAAAGAGCATTAAGCAAATTACAAATAATAAGATTAGACAAGTAGAGCTTTACACCTATTTCTGTTATGGCTCTTTAGACTGTACTCCGGATATTAATGGAGACGTCTTATCTCCTTCTGAAAACTTTAGACACCAACAAAACTGTGTATCTCTAAACTTTATTAGTAAGAACATTACAATAAACGGCCACACATTACTTCCTAGAGAACTTACCATTATAGATATGATAGCTAATGATGCTTTAGATACTGCAATTGCAGAAGCCTTAGGTATTACAGTAAGTACTCTTGGGTTTCATAAGAGAGAGTTATTTAAAAAAGCAGATTGTCAAACCAAAGTCTCATTGCTTAAAAAGGCAATGGATGAAAATGTACTGTAATGGAAGTAGATGAAATTTATTTAAGATTAACTGAACTATGTCAAGGTTATGGAATAATTACCTCTTGCAAAATTTCAACTTCTTTTAAAGATGGTTTAAAACAACATACAGAAGTTGAGTTTTTTCTAAAGGATATTACGCTTAAAGAATATAAAATATTTGTTTCTGACGAGCACGATTTATCAAACAACAACTTAACCATTCTTTTTAAGCGTCTTGAAGCAGAACTAGAAGGTTTTAAACGCCCTAAAAATCTAACAAAACTGGTAAATAAACTTTTAAAAAATGACTGAAATAAAACACATAAATACTCAGATAGCTAACCTAGAGCGTGCTAAAAAACAAGTTAAAGAGAGCCATTTGTTTACTCCAGAAGATGAACAACAACTAATACCATTTTACGATGCCAAACTACTTGAACTACGTAAAAGAAAAGATACAGCAGTTAGAGCAATGCAAGTACGAGAATACACCTGTGTTACCACAGAGGTATTACAACTACAAAAAGCGCATTAAGTTTTTAAAAAGGTATAAAGAGCGTTTAAAAAACTTTGACACCACACATTTAAACTATCACCAAAAAAGGGACCACCAATTTCAACTAAACGCCACAACCAAAAGAATTGCAACACTAAAACATAAAGCACTAGCCTGCAGAAGCATTGCAAGAAGAGCTTTTAAAAAACACCAATCCAAAATATGATTACATCATCATCTATAGATACAGTAAGAGACGCAGATATTGTTCAAGTTATTCAACATTATGTAGAGCTTAAAAAAAGTGGAAGCAATTATAAAGGCTTATCTCCTTTTGTAACAGAGAAGTCTCCAAGTTTTATGGTTTCACCTGGTAAGCAAATTTTTAAAGATTTTGCAAGCGGTAATGGTGGTGATGCTTTAAAGTTTGTAATGCTTCACGAGCAATTAGATTTTATTGGCGCTGTAAGAAAAATTGCAAGCATATGTAATATTACGCTCGAAGAAGAAGAGGTTACAGAAGAAGTAAAAGCTAAAATTAATCGTAAGGAACAACTTTGTAAAATTATAGATAGATCTGCTAGCCTTTACACCACTACCTTATCTGAACAACCAGAAACACATTGGGCAAAACAAATGCTTAACAGCAGAGGTTTTAATGAAGATATTTTAAATGAATTTCAGATAGGTTATGCGCCTGCAAATCATACGTTTTTAGCCAAGCCTTTAATTGAAAAAGCATTAGTTAGCCAAGCTAAGGCAGTTGGTATTATAAAAGTGAAGGACCAACGCACCTACGATTTCTTTTATGATCGCATCATCTTTCCTATTCACAACCATAAAGGGCAAATTATCTCTTTTGGTGGCCGTCGTAATAATGATGAAGAAAGTGCTAAGTTTCCTAAATATCTAAACTTAGGAGATACAGAACTGTATAATAAAAGCAATGTGCTATATGGTTTATTTCAAGCCAAACACGCCATTAGCAAAGCACAGAATGCTGTTTTGGTTGAAGGTTACACAGACGTTGTTTCATTACACCAAAACAACTGTGATACTGCAGTGGCCTCTTGTGGTACAGCGCTTACTATCACTCAATTAAAATTACTAAGTAGGTTTACGCCTAGCATAACATTATTCTTAGATGGTGATGCTGCAGGACAACGCGCTGCATTAAAAGATATAGACCTTTGTTTAAAAGCAGACTTAAAAGTAAAAGTTTGCGTGTGTCCAGAAGATGAAGATCCAGACACATTATCTAAAAAGGTAGATGATATAAATATGTTTATAGCTAATGAAGCTAAAGACGCTGTGTTATGGAAAACAAGACAACTAAGTAATAAAGCTGCTAATGATCCAGATGCAAAAGCAGATGCTGTAAAAGAAGTTTCTGAAATGCTAATGGGTATTAGCAACGACATAAAGAGAAACGAATATTTAAAGCTGTGTGCTAAAGAATTAAAGGTTAAGATAACAGACCTAAAGACAGCCGTACAGCTAACCATTACTAAAGCAGAACAAAAAGCAGAAGCAGGCAACCAAAGTAAAGAGGTTATAGACCACCTAAACTTACCAGATGGTGCAGATTGGCAAGAGTTTAAAAACCACCGTTTTGTTACTGCAAGCAATTGCCATTGGTTTCAAGGCTCTAACGGCTTTTTTAAAGGCACCAACTTTACAATAAGCGCTCTATTTCATATTTACGGAAAGCAAGACAATAAGCGTTTATGTGAATTAAGAAACACAGAAGGACAGTTACGCCTTATAGATTTTGAAAGTAAGGACTTTGTAAACTTTAGCAGTTTTCAAGAAAAGTGTATAGATGAAGGCTTTTATATTTTCCTTCCAGAAATAAGCACCATTCATTTTAAACTATTAACCCAACGTGTTTTAAATGATTTTATAACTGCGTATGAGTTAAAAACACTTGGATGGCAAACAGAAAAGTTTTTTGCTTTTGCAGATGGTGTTTTAGCAGACAATGTATTTAAGCCAGTTAACCAATATGGTATTATACAGGTAGACACAGATAACAAAACAGATTCTGAATACCAACAAGATGTAAAACACTTTTATTCACCTGCATTTTCAGAAATATATAAGCATAGTAGAGATGATGATGATCCTTATGAAAATGATCGTGCATTTGTCTACAAAAAATCACCAGTGCCATTAGAAGATTGGATGGCACAGATGACAAGTGTTTATGATAAAAAAGGAATTACAGCAATAGCCTTTGCCTTTAGCACAGTATTTAGAGATTTTATATTAAGCAGGTATCATTTCTTTCCGCACTTATTTTTAACAGGTGAAAAAGGAAGCGGTAAATCAAAATTTGGAGATAGTATCGCCAATTTATTCACCTTTAAATTAGAGCCTTTTGATTTAAACTCTGGAACCTTAGTAGGTTTTTACAGACGTTTAGCCAGAATAAGAAATGTACCTGCTTTTTTTGAAGAATATCACGACAAAATAGATGATCGTATGTTTCAATCTCTTAAAGGCGCTTACGATGGTAGAGGTAGAGAAAAAGGGCAAGCCACAAGTGATAACAGAACAACAATAAGTAAGGTAAACAGTAGCTGTATTCTTGCAGGCCAATACTTATCTAGCAGAGATGATAACTCACTTACCTCTAGAAGTGTTATAGAACACTTTATTAAGCGCCAAGATCCTTTTACCAATGACCAAATTATTGAGTATAACAAACTTAAGAGTATGGAAGAGCAAGGGCTTTCTTCTTTAGTCTTAGAGATTGTAAAGTACAGACCAAAAATAGAAGCGCAATTTCATAAAACCTATGCCACTATAACAAAGAGTCTTATTAAGGACCTAAAAGGAATGGCTTATGAAGAGCGTATGCTACAAAACTACAGCTGTATGTTAGGCGTGTTGCAAGTGCTATGGCCTTATTTTCAATTTCCATTTACTTGGGATGATGTGTACCAACAATTTAAAAATGCCATTCTAGATACCAGTGATCTTATTACAGAAAGTGAAGGCCTTGCAGAGTTTTGGCGTGTACTTCCAATACTGGAGCGCAAAGGAGAAATAAGAGACGGCCACGAATTTTACATAGATGAAAAAGACAAGTTTACCTACCATCCTAAAAAGAATGAATCTAAGGTATACGAGTCTAATCCTGGAGATAAAATATTATTCCTGCGTTTATCTCACGTACACCAATACTACCATAATGAAGTAAGCAGACGTGAAGGCGTAGATGTTATAGGAGAACAAACAATGCGCAATTACTTTAAGAGTAAGCGCTATTACATAGGTCCAATAACCAACTATAAGTTTTACGATGCCAAAGGAGATTTTAAAAGCCAAGGAAGTTGCTATGCCTTTAACTACACAATGATGCAAAAGAGTGGCATAATAAACCTAGACAGCACTACAGAAACAGAAATTAATAGTGATGATCCTTTTGCACCAGACAATGCAGACCAATTATCAAACGGCCTATAATGAACCCTTTAAACCAACATAAAACAGCTTTTGAACTTCTGCACTTTTACCAGAAAGAATGCAATGATCGTGGCATACGCATTTACCCGGTTTTGTATTACCACAGCTATGTGTTGGAAATAGAGTTTAACAAGACCAAAGAGTTTAACCCTAACAACACCTTAAAACTTATACGAGGTGAAACCAGGTACAGCATAAATAAAAAAGAATGGGTAAACGTATTGCACCAGAAATACGAAGAAATATACCATACAAGAATACTACCACGCCTTAATACCGGCAAGGCTGTAGGTAGTGGCACAGTAAGAGCCATTTATAAAAATGCCGGATAACTTAAATAACACGTTATGAGCAAAGTAAATTATGAAGTTTTTGATTTAGTACAACCAACAGGCAAAGCCAAAACAGTAAAGCGCAAAAGCCTAGGCACGTTTACCACCAAAGACGAGGTACACAATGAGATTGTAAACCAAAGAGAAAAAGGAAACACAGATTTTGCAGTAGTAGATTATACTGCTATGAAAGAAATGACACACTATAAGGTGCGTAAAAATTACAGAATCTCTACCAAGCCATACACAGGCAAAGCACCAAAAGAGAGCAAAACAACCACAGCCGCTTAATATGTGGGTTACTTACATCATCTTCATTGCTATAGCCATTATAGTGATCTCCTGGAAAGCTGCAGGCATTTACCTAAGTAATGAAGATGATTAACAATACACTAAACTAACCTTTTAAAAAAATAGATATGTTTTATAAAATTATAAATCAAGATTCAGAAGTGTTTAAAAAACTAAAAGCGCTTAGAAAAAAGGAAATATTAATAGACAAAAAAAACATTCAACTTATAGAGGAAAAAGCAGGTCAAAAATGGGATAATTTTTTAGGCTATCAACCTCAAAGCGGTTTTAGCAGAACAACAAGATATATAGGATTTGAATTTAAAAATCCAGAACTATTAAATGATAAAATTTGGACAAAAAACAAAGACTACCCTACAATTTACGAACCTTATAAAAGAACAAAAGCAGGAAGAGAAATGCAAAGTTTCATAAATAATTTAGAAAGTAGTTTTTACAAAGTAGTCTATGATATTTTAGGTATTGAATCTTTAAGAAGGTTTATTACTCCTTATGTTGAAATTAAAAAAGATGATACTATTATTTTGAGACTTGATGATCAACACGAGCCAAAAGATAAAAATCTAATTGAAATTACTAGCGTCGAGTTTAATGAACTTTTTAAGCTTGATTAATATGGTAGTACCACATTTAATAAAAGCAGGATCTAATAAAGTGTTGTTAGGGCAAAACCAAGAACCACCAAAAATAGATTGTAGAGTTTGGGCTGAAACTAGTTACCAGGAAGTACTTGAAATTATTCTAGAAGTTAGATCAAGAGACATACAATTGTATGTAAACGGAGAAAAGCCACTGTTACCACAACCACTAAGAAAAAAAATACACGACTTTCTTTCTGCAAATGGTAGGTAACGGTCAAGGTGTAAGTGCCGTAAGGTGTTTTTCACACCTTACGATAGGCACGATTGAAATACACCTTATGGCACTTACATTTTGTTGTTTGCTGTAGGGTTGAGAATTGATAAAAAAATTAAACAAACACGCACTACACTTGGATAAGGTGTATTCATACCTTGACCGTTGTGGTGCAATTAAAGCAATCTTTTAAACTATTAAAATTTACCTATGATAGAGTTAAAATACCATTGGATTATATTTATACCAATTGCAATTATGTTACTATACTTAGCCATAAAGAAGTATAAAAGTGATGCTGGTAACTTTACGCCAGACACTTCATTTTTAAACAACTTATTATATACAATACTATTATTTGTATTTATACTTATTTGGGGCGGTTTTTTTTGGTGGTAAATTTTACTGGTTTGATTGCGGGGCTCGATGCCCTATTGCACCACAACGTGTTGGATATGGTGAGTAGCCTACACCTAAAACTTGGCTATGAAAAATAAATGTTTAATCGGCTATTCACTATATTTTGTGTTAGCATTAGTTAATTATTATGGGAATAAAGAAAGTGGCAAGACCAATGAATAAGGCTAAAAACGCTTTTGTAAAATGGCTCAAAGATAATAACGCTGATAATATTGATGGTTTAAAAGACCAACCTTCTGACAATGAATGGGATTATTATATGGCTATTTCTGGCTTTATAAACGACAGTCTTTACTCTGTAACATTTATGGTTTGGCAAGGAAAGGAAAGCATTGATTATAGAGATGAAGAAAATAGATACAACAAAATGAGTATACATGAATTTATGCAGTTAGTAAATTAATGCTAACGTACTTGTATAAGGTGAGAAGCCAACACCTAAATTTTGGCTATTAAATACAAACCTTGATGGCTTTTCACTTTATACGGTGTTACCCACTTTTAAAATTATGGAATTATGACAGGAAATTATTTAATAAGCACAGACGATTGGTTTACTGCACCAGATGGGAAGCAATACAAAGCAGCGTGGGGAAATGTTGAGATAGTAGACGATAGTGTATTAGGGCTAAAAACCAATAGAATGAGTACAAATTGGTTTGCAAAAGTAGGGAGCGAGGATAATCATATAATAATTGCAGGTTGCCAAATTCACTATGCTACTAAATGTGAACAAAAACCGAATACAGAGCCGAGCGAGGAGTGGCAAGCAGATGCGACAAATGGATTAAAAAAGTTTGAAGCTCCAAGCCGTATTTATATAGCACAGACCTAGTAATTTTTATTGTGGGTAACGTTGAGTGTATGGCAAGTGCCAACATAGAAATTAATTAATAAAACTAAAGATTGAAATTATGAAAACACTAATCAAAAAATACGGAAAGCATTTGCTATACACATTGTTAGTTATCTGTTTGGCTTCATGTTCTCAAAAAGAAAGACCAAAGCCTAAACAAGTTGAATCACTAAAAGTCTTAGTGGCTAAAAATATTGAAACGGTAAATGCAACTGCTTTAAGTAGCGGATACACAAGATATATGCTTGCTTTTAGTGATGGGTTTACAGAACGAACCTCCTTCGGTTATTACAGTTGCTTGCAGATAGGAGATACAATAAGATTTGTTAAAGATGAAAACGACATTGATTACTGGTACGAAATGAAGCCAAATTGTAACTAACTACTTACTAAGCAGAAGTTATTTTAAACTATTGATATGATGATGATTAACAATACAGAACAGTTCAAAAACGAACTATTTTACAAGTGGATTGATGATATAGAGTTGAGATTTAAACTATCCCAATGTGTAAGAGAGGCAAACGTAAGACGCAAAGAGTCTTACACTCAGAAAGAGGTGAGCAACATCGTTGATATACCGCTTACTAAAATTAAGCAAATAGAGAAAGGAACGTGTAAAGATTTTAATGCCATAAACAACTATATAAATTTTCTGGACTGCTCTATTTTAAATTACATAAACCCTATTAATTAATACATACCACTCTATATTTTCACTAATACATATCTATTAAAAAATATTTGTATGTTTGTAATGACCAAACGTTTTAGGAGAAATCCGAAAACAATTTTTATTTACAATAAGGGGTTACTCACTATGGGTAGCAAATCCGAAAGGCTTGTACTTCCGTTCCTAGAACGTTTGGTCAACCCTAAGGTGGTAACTCCGCGTACAAATATATTTTCGATGACCAAGAAAAATGAATTTGTAACTAAGGATACCGTGTGTATTCAAGTTACGCCTGCACAACACCAATTGCTTCAACTTATTACTCACCAAGAAGCAGAAGATTATTTTAACTCTTTAAAGCAAGTACACTACCTAGGCACTTACTGTGTAAATAAAGATATGGTAGATCTGTGGCAACACGGTTATGTACACAAACTCTTAGATGCTATACAAGAGCTAAAGCAAGAACATCTTATTAACTCACTTAAAACCGCGTAATTATGAATAAGCACGAAAAATTTTTAAAATTTAATGGAAAAACTATAGTATTTATAACTGTAGATGGAACGTACTGGGTTGCCTTAAAACCAATTTGCGAAGCATTAAATGTTGATTGGAACAGGTCTTATCAAAACGTAAAAAATGACCCTATTTTTGCACCTGAACTTGCTAAACAGCAAATGCAGGTATCTAAAAACGGCAAATCTCAGCTAAGAAATATGACCTGTATAACTGAGGAATTTGTATATGGTTGGATTTGCTCTCTACGTTCTAATAATGTTGATTTATCTGAATATAAAAGAACTTGCTACAAATTACTTTACAATCATTTTCACGGTACAATAACCAATAGAAAAGAATTACTTCAAGAACGTAAGCAAATAGATACAGAAATTCACAAGATAAAGAAGGTACTTAAAGAAGAGGATGAAACATTTATAAATCTTAAACGCTTAGAAGGTAAACGCAAAGGCATTAGTTTAAAATTAAACAGAATAGATAATGAGTTAACCAAAGATCCAGAACTCTTTTAATAACCGCTTTAATCACTTCAAAAAACCTCACAGTTAGCGCTGTGAGGTTTTTAGTTATATAACATTTGTATATACAACTATGTTAACATCTTAAAATCCCGCGCCCAAGTTTTAAAAAACGTATAGAAGATAGCTGAAAAGATGCGAAAAAATGGTTCTAACAGTTCTAACAGTTCTAACTCAGTTAGTATATATAGTATAAGTTATTATATATCAATAAGTTACAAATATTTATTATACTCTATTTCAGTTAGACTGCGTTAGAACCCTTTTTTTAGGTTCTAACTAAAACACTAGTATACTAACCGGTTATAATGAAATTTCTATAATTTTAAAATTCTAACATTTTGTTATTCAGTTATTTAAAACTCAGTTAGAACGGTTAGAACCTTTTTGGGCCATCCATAGCATTACCTTGAAGAAAATCCTTTTTTTATCTCATATATTCTAAATTATAGTATATATTTATAACATATTTGTATTATAATAGTTTTTGGTTATGGCATTTTTAGCATCTGTAGATATTCCGGTTCCTGTATATGTGCAGAAGTACCTTTTAAAGCGTTATGGTAAAGATCATAAGGTCTCTAAAAACTCTGCTATTGGTATTATGATCATTCAGCTAGCCACTAAATACTATATGAAGCCTGTAAAGAAAGCTCCAGAAGGGCAAGTATTTTACAGCTTAGCGGTTACAGAGTACTACTATAATCAAAAGGTGTTTAGGATTACCAAGACTAAGCTTAAGTTGCTTAGTAAGCTTCTGGTTAAGTTATTTTATGAAGACCTGGTTAACTGTGCTCATAGAGATGTGGCTTTAAAGAAGGTTAGTGAAGATAATAAGTTTGCTACAGCCAAAGCTTCAATAAAACAATTCTTAGATTTTTACGAGATCACAGAAAATGATTTAAGATTAGAAACGGCTTATATGGAATACCAACGCAAAAAACCAAAAAAAATTAAGGTTTCTAAAAATCAAATAGCATCATTTTAACACTAAAATTAACGTTAAGCCTTATAAATAATGAGGTTATGGGCTTACACTTTTATCACAAATAGTTATGAATTTTAATTGCGAAGAACAAATAGGCGGCTTTAATAATGTACAAGTTTATACTTTAGAAGAAACTTCTGGATGGCCAAAAGTGGTTACAGACCATAATAGTGATCTGGTAACTTTTACTCCTATACCTCAAAATATAGAAGGCACAATTTTAAATGAAAGTATAGATGTAAGAGAATCCAGTGCCGTAAAAGATCCTGGTAATTTACACGATGTTTCAATATCATTCGAGTTTTTAAGTCAAAGCCCTGCATTGGAACAGCTTTTAGATGGTTATAGCAGTACAAAATTAGTTGCTGTAGTGTGTAAGAACTACAAGCAGAAAAAACTATATGGCACAAATACCTTTCCGTTACAATTAACCTATGAGTTAAAACACGGTAAAAAACCAGAAGACGGTACGGCCACCATAATTAAGTTAACAGGACAATCTCCAAAACGTTCTGTACATATATTAAATGAAGTTGGATAACATTAGGCTACGCTTTATACGCTTATTATAAAAGTGTAATTTTTCAACCTTAGCTATCTGTTTATTATTGTATTGTGAAAATCTATTTAAAGATTATTCATTATACATTTTATCTATTTTGATAGCAAACTTACACAGCTTATTAAATTCACCTTGGTACATTCAAGAAGATTATGCCGTTGCATTATTTCCTTCATTGGTAAGTGTATTAAACGGTTCAGACCTATCTTCTGTTACACCTCATAACCCAAATGTGATTACTGCGTTTAATGCAGATATGTCTCCTTCATTATTAGGAGAAGACACTGCAGCAACTACAGATAAGCGCGTAGTGGTTTTAGGTATTAAGTCACCTATTTATAAATACGATCAACCTTGCGGACCTACAGGAACGCGAACTATGCGAGCTACTCTGGAACAATTTAAAACAGATGATAGTATTGCAGGAATTGTTTTAGATATAGATAGTGGTGGTGGCCAAGGCGCAGGAACTTCTGAGTTTTATGATTATATAAGCTCCTACCCAAAACCAATAGTGTCTTATACAGATGGCCTTATATGCTCTGCTGCATATTACTTTGCCTCTGCATCTAACCATATTATAGCAAACAAGCGTGCAGACAAAATAGGAAGCATAGGTGCAATGGCTGTAAGTGTAGATATGAGTGGCGTTGTAGAAAAGCAAGGCGGCAAGGTACATATAATGTATGCTAGCAAGAGTAAGAAGAAAAACAAGAGTGCCAGAGCACTTACAGAAGATAACGACACCTCTGTACATATTACAGAAGTCTTAGATCCTTTAGTAGAAGATTTTCATAATGATATGTTGACTTCTAGACCTAACCTAAACACAGAGGTTTTAGAAGGTGATGTATACACACCAAAAGACGCATTAAAACACAACCTTATAGATAGCATAGGCACTTTTGCAGATGCTGTAAATAAGGTTTTTGAACTTTCAGAGCGTAATAATTCAAATTTAAATAAACCACAAATGTCACAAAAGGAAAGACCGCTATTACAGGCTGCCTTAGGATTAGAGTCGGCGTTACAAGAACTAGACGGCCACTCTTCCTTAAGCACAGAACACTTTGATCAACTAGAGCAAATGTTATCAGAGCGTAACGACAGCCTTTCAGAAAAAGAAACGCAACTAAACACTGCAAATGCTTCACTTTCTGAATTACAGAACCAAAACACAGAACTTCAAACGGCTTTAGATGCTTTATTAGAATCTAACAGCGTAGAGGTTTTAGAAACTGCCACACCACAAGAAAAGCTAGATGCTTTGCAAGGGTACATTACAGAGTTAGGAAGCAGAGATGCTGCAAGCCCATCTGCAGTAGTACCATCTGCTACAGAAAGAAAAACATCGTTTGTTGATGCCAACGCATCTCACAACCGTTTAGCCGATAATTTAAAAACTTCTAAAAACTAAGACATGGCAACAATTAATGTTCAAGACGTCGCTAAAGAGGTAGGTGAGTATGTTGCTCATAATACCGAGATAGTGAGCGCAGGTGTTTACTCAGACGAGATCCAGGTAAACGCATTATGTAAAACAATTACCGCTATTAACGGTAAGTACCCACAATTTCATAAGATTTTAGGGCACGTGGTACAAGGCTTTAAAGCAGAGTGGCAAGCATTGGGCGAGGCTCAATTTAAGCACAAGATGCTAGAGGCTTACCGCCAAAAAGTAAACTTTCCTATTGTTCCAGACGAGATTTTGAACACTTGGTTAGCTAAACTTTATACAGAAGGTTTAACAAAAGAAGAGCAACCTATCTCTAAAGAGATTATGGAAGATCTTATGGCAAAGATTAAAGATGATTTACAAGAGTTATCTGTTACAGGTGTTAGAGATGATGCTAATGCAGATGGCCAATTTGGGGCATCTTTAAATGGTGTTGCTACACAAGTAACAAACGCTTTAGCAAATACAACGCATCCTGCATTTAGAATTCCTTTAAATGCAATTACAGATCAAAACATCTTAGATGAAGTTAAGAGTTTTGAGCGCCAAGTGCCTGCTTATATGCGTAGAAAATGTGACTCTATTGTAATGAGTGACAATAATGCATTACGTTATGCAGATGCTTATGAGCAAACGTATGGTACTAAAGTAACATACACAGAAGATGGCCGTATGCGTACGCCTCTTACAAAGAAGATGATTGTGCCTATTGATAATATGCCAGATGACATCATCTTTATGACCATTAAGGATAACCTATACCGTCTTATTGATGTGATAGATGAGCCTAGGGTAACAGATGTGCAAACATTAGATTACGTGTTAAAAATCTTTATGGATTGGCATTTAGGGTATGACTTTGCTATTAACCAGGTATTATTTGTAGCTGTTTTTGATGGTAGTGAACGTGGTTTAGAAAATGCAGCGCAAAATGCACTGTATTATCCTAAAGAAACTTTAGCAGTAACTCCTTAATAATTTATTATGGCAAATGAAACAAAAGACCAACTGTTAGAAATAGCAGTTGGTTATAACCTAGAGATAGACGATAAAGCAACAAAAGCAGATATTAAAGCTGCAATTGATGCTTACGAGACAGAAAACCCTTCTGCAGAAGAAGAGGAAGAAGACGCTAAAGAAAGGCCTACTATTACATATAATGGTAGAGATTATGCCTTTAAAGCAAATGCTCCAGAACAATTAAAAGTATTTGGAGAAGTGAAACCACTAAAAGCACTTATAAAAGACAAGGAAACTATGTCTTTACTTATTGAAGGTGGTAATTTTTATGTAGAACGCGTACAAAACACAAAATAAGATGGCACTAGATTTAGTAGACGTAGGTGGCGAAAGCTGCGAACCAGTTGCAGGAATAGTAAATGATGTGAAGATTGCACCTCACGGTGATTTTACATTAATAAATGATCCTGCAGAGTTATGTGGTGACGGTGAAGCTCTTAGTGTAGAAGAGTTGGTTACCATTAGTGCAGATCATACATTTAATACAGGTAAAGGATTTACCAATATTGAAAGTATTGAAGAAACCGGAACAATTACCACAACAATGATTGGAGAAACTGGAAGAAAATTATTCCAGAATGCTTTAACTATTGAAGTTGCAGGAAGCACTGCAGCCTTGCTTGGTTTTTTAAGACAAGTTAAGAATGGTAAGTATGTTGTTTTAGCAGAAGAATTTGGTTCTGGAGCTTTTAGACAAATAGGAAGTTCACGCTTTCCTGCACGTTTTGAAAGTATTGAAGCTGCATTAGAAGCAGTTGCAGAAGGTAAAAACTCTGTAACCTTAACCATACAAGACAAAAGCAAATGGCCTGCTGCAATTTATACAGGAGCCATTACAGAATATCCTTCTGTTTAGGATATGTAGTTCATATTTTTTTGATTGGGTTAGTTAGTTAAAAACGCCTTCTGGTTTTCAGAAGGCGTTTTTTTTGTCATTTTCAACCAAACCAATTTAAAATACTTTTATAATCACTTATTTATTCATTTAAAAACCAAAACAATGAAAGGTTTAATTTTAACACTTATTATGTTCGCTTTTATAAGCTTGAACGTTAACGCAAATTATGAAACAGAAAAGATTCCGTTTGATGATTTAATTGAAAATACAGTATCTTTAAATATGGATTTAAAGACAAACGATGAAACAAATGTTTCAATTTTAGATTTTAAAAAATCAAATTGCCAAAATCTAAAAGGTTTAAGCAATGAAATTTTACATTCTAATAATTCAAAACCATTATCTATTCTGGAAAAATGCTTAACATCTGAAATTGATTTTATAGAAGGCATACTTAAGGAAAAATTATTTATTGATTTAAATTCTGGAAATTTAGAAATGATCAATTATTCCTTAGAAGCAGAACAGATACAGAATGCCATTACTTACTCAAATTATCAAGATGAATTTAGGATAAAAAGGAAATACAAGGTATCCTATTTTAATGTAGACCTTGGTTTCATTATTAGACATAATTACCATTTAAACAACAGTATTACACATGTAGAGTTTAAATATTTGAATTAGGATTTTTCCATATATATTAAAAACGCCTTCTATAACCTAGAAGGCGTTTTTTTGTCATTTACTATTCTCCTTACACTTTCCACTTTTGTACTATGGATATACAAGATTGGTTTAATAGTGGCTGTGATTATGCTTCTGGTGTTGCTCTATACAGCAAGCTAAAGCATAGTAATGCTTTAACGCTTAGGCGCCTTATGAAAAAGGAAAGTGCCACAAACTTAATGACTTTAAAATATGAGCTTAAAAAAGCCCATACGTTAAAGAATAAAACAAAAACCACCATAAAAACCCAACCCATAGAAAAGAAGAAACAATCTTTAAAGGTTGTCCCTGCTGCTTATAAACAGCCTGTACGACAACCAATGTATATGCATAACACGCCTAAAATACTTAGACCACTTTTATCTGAGGCTCATACTTTATTTATTAAATGCTGTGAATTAAAGAGTATTTTAAATGAAACTCCTGGATCTGTAAATACCTATGATCTACAATTAGAGATAGATGAAAAATTAAAGCGCAACCAATGGTGTTGGCAACAGATTACATTTTTTAAAGAACACGGCACTTTACCAAAAAGCACACCATCTGAATTTGAAACCCTTACAAGTGCTCAGCTTATAAAAAGGCAACAATATAAATGGCAAGCTAAATGCAAAGCAGAAAAGCTTATTGAAAAATATAAAGCTGAGTTAGCATCTCCAGAACCAATTAACAAACGTGTTTTAATTGAAAACAAACTACGCCTAAAAAAAGAAAAGCTAATAGGTATTGAAAAAGATTTACTAACCTTAAGTGAACTCATAAATGGAAACTAAACCTATTAAACGCCCTTTTAAAAAAGGAGCTTCAATATTTGATAAGATTAACCTAGCATCTTTAAAGCCAGATAAATACGAACTATCTCCTACCCTAGAAAAGATTAAAGAACGTTGGGTATTTTCATTTACTGAAAAACTCCAGGGCAACAGCAGGCACCAGATAGCTAAAGACCTGCAGGAAACTTATGATATAAGTGAAGCCCAAGCTTACTTAGATATTAAAAACAGTGATCACTATTATGGTGATGCACATAGAGCAAACCAACAGGCCGAAAAGGTTATTCTTTATGAGTTTGCCAGAGACACTTACAAACAAGCTGTTGAAGATGGTGATTTAAAAATGCGTCTTAAGGCTATTGATCTTATGGGTAAATATGCAGATATAGGCAAAGATGATATACAACAGTTTAATCCAGAGAAGTTTGAGAATAAAGAAGTAAGCGTTACTGTACCAACTGCAGTAATGGATGCTTTAATAGAAAAATTAAAAGGAGGTGTTGTAAATATGAATCAATTAGAAGCAGAAGATGCTCAATTTGTAGAAGTAGATAGTAATGAAGAAAATTGAACTCACCGGACCACAACTAATGGTGGTCCTAGCTATAAAATTAGGTAAGAAGAAAATATACCTGGAATGGGGCCGAGGCAGTGGTAAAACTACCATCTTAGGTTATATCCTTAAAGAACTGGTAAAGCAGATGCCAAGAGGTTGCTTTACCTTAGTTGGTGAAACCTATAAACAAATACTTGGCACTACATTAAAATCTGCTAAAGCAGGTTTAGAGATGTTTGGCGTTTTTGAAGATGTAGATTATGTAGTGGGTAGATCTGGTAAAAAAAATGGTTATGCAATGCCGTTTGAGCGCCCAGATATGTGGCATAATATTATACATTTTAGCAATGGTTCTATAATTCAATTAGTTTCACTAGATAATAAAAACAGTGGTAGAGGTCTTAACAGCTATGCAGAGGTTGGAGATGAAGCTGCATTATTAGATAAAGAACGCCTATTTGTAAATGTTCAGATTAGTAACCGTGCAGGTAGGAACAGGTTTCCAAAGGCCTCATTGTTAAATGCAGAAATTTATATCTCTTCTACTCCATTAACTAAAAAAGGTAAATGGTTTACAGATATGGAAGAAGAAGCTAAAAGGAACCCTAAAGAATACGCATTTATTAAAGCTAATGCGTACAGTAACGCACATAACTTACCTGCAGATTACTTTGATAAAATGCGCAAGAACTCACCTACCTTGCTGTATTACAGAGCAGAAATATTAAACTTAAGACCAAGTGTTAGCAGTGAATCCTTTTATGCGCAATTAAACTCTAAGGTTCATTACTATAAGGATTATGTTTCAGATGAAAACTATAATGAAATTAAGTTTAGTACAGGTAATAATAAATCTATAAACTGTACTACAGACAATGATTTAACTACACAAAATCCTTTGATATTATCAATTGATTTTGGTGTGTTTAACTCTATGAGCATTCAACAACGTACAGGCAATGAGCATAGAATTTTAAACAGCTTTTGGTATAACCACCCTAAAATCCTAGATGATTTAATTATAGATAAGTTCCTGCCCTATTATGCACCTCATAAGCCTAAGAATAATAAGATATTGTTATACGGTGGCCACGATGGAAATAAGCGACAAGTAAACGCCAAGAAGACTTTACTTCAAGAGGTAAGAGATATTTTAATATCTAATGGATGGAAGGTTAAAATTATGTCTAAAGGCGCTGCACCAACCCATATAGAAAAGTATCAAGTAATAAACTCCTTACTTAAGGAGAACCAGGAAGGCGTGCCAGTCATAAGAATTAATGAGAATAACAATACCGATTTAATTATATCATTAGAAAACGCAGGAGTTACAGAAGCAGATACATCTGCTCTTCATAAAGACAAGTCTTCTGAAAGAAGTAAGATAATAAAGCAACAACACGCTACCCATTTAAGTGATACTGTAGACATTCCTATTTATGATATGTATTATCAAGATGTTCTTAGATCTTCTAAGCAAAGAGAATACATGGGCTTACTTACTTAACCTTTTTTCATATATCAATATTTATTTTTTAAATGGAAAGTGTTATACGTCATAGGTGGCGACGTGGTCGCGAGACAAAAAATAAAATTATAGCTAAATAATATTAATCTAAGTTTCTGTATTACAATACATTATGCATTTATTTATTAGAATGAATTTAGGGTATGTTTAAGTATATATAGGTGTTATAAAACTGTAATTTCTTAATCACTTTAAAATGTCAATTTTTGAATTATGAAAGTTGATTTTTTAAAATTATCTGAGGCTTTAAAGTTGATGAAGAGAGTGGATAATGAAGGTGAATTAATTCCTTTTAACTGCTCTGTTAGGACCTTTAATAGAAATTCTAAAAAAGGTGGCACTTTATTAAACATAAAGCAATGCATCCTTTTACCTCTTTCCTTTGGTGATTCTAAAAAAAATAATTCAGTGCAAAGTCTAGGCTTTAAATCTAATGCGCAAAGAAACCCTAATCACTTTGAGCATAAGACAAGAAATTTAAAACTACCTAACGGAAACACTAAGAAGATTAATCTCAATTTTTTGATTTCTGTTAACAATATACCGGTGATATACTAATGGCTCTAGAATTTATAAACGACAAACTAGCATTTGGCACTCATAATGGAGCTGTATTTTCTTTTAATAAAAAAGAAATGCCATCTACAGTGCAAGTAGAAATAAGAAACTCAACAGGTAAACTAGTTTCTTGGGGACCTAATAATGATACTCCACAAAAAATAATGGAAGGCATTTCTAAATCTGGAACAGCTAAAGCTGCTTTAAGATTTAATAAAAAGGTTCATTATGGTAATGGCTTAGTATTCACCAAAGAAGCTTTTGAAGAAGGAAGCACTAAAAAGAAAATCATACCTGTAAGCCTTTCCGACTATCCAGAGATTGCACAGTTTTTTAGAAAAAATAAAATGAAACGCTTTTTTCAAGAAGCTATTTCAGATTTAGAAACATTTTCTTTTGCTAATCCAGAGTATATTTTATCTGCAGACTTTAATAAGATCAACAGAGTAAGACGCCAAAAAACTGCCTGGTGCCGTTTTGAGGTTATGAATGAAACCACAGGATATATTGATTATGTGTATTTATCACAACGTTGGGGCACAACCAATAATACAGAAGAAGACAAGTACACTAAAAGAATAAGGCATATAGATCCTTATTGGACACCAGAAGAAGTAAAAGACTATTGCCGAAAACATAAAATAACCAACTTTATAAGACCTTCATTTTACCCTACAACTATTGAAGGTTATTATCCAGTTGCAGATTGGCATACCATTATTGAAAGCGGTTGGATAGATGTAGCTAACAGTATTCCAGAATACAAGAAGGCAATGTTTAAAAATCAGATTTCAATAAAATATCTTATTGAAATAGATGAACGCTATTTTGAGCAGGTTTATAAAGATGAATGGGACAATTTTACTGTAGATGTAAGAAAAGAAAAAAGAAAAGAAGTCATTGATGCCATTGATACACACTTAGGTGGCTCATCAGAAGCAGGCAAAAGCATTCAATCTATGAAAATAGATGTAGGAGATGGCCAAACTGTATCTGCTATAACAATCACTCCAATAGATGATAAATTTAAAGAAGGTGCCTACCTGCCAGAAGCCTCTGCAGCAAATGGGGAAATATTATTTGCCTTTTCTGTAGATCCTAGTGTTATAGGTGCAGGTATTCCTGGTGGCCTTGGTGCAGGTTCTGGAAGTGATAAGCGCGAAGCCTTTACAATTGCCTCTGCGTTAATGAAAACCAATAGAGAAACAACATTAGAGATTTACGATTTTATAGCAGAGTATAACAATTGGGATCCTTTAATAACACCACATTTTGAAAACACCATCCTAACCACTCTAGATAAAAACCCAACAGGAACCCAAAATGCAGTAAACTAATGGCAATATTAGAAACCACAGATATATTACAGGAATACATTGCCGTTCGTAATGATTTTGTAATTGAAGACTTAAAGCCCTTTAAACGCCAAGCGTTAAGAGAGCACGTTAAACCCTTTGTAGGAAAATTAGACACAGAGTTAGCCAGTCCTGCAACAGGAGAAAATGCAGACATAAAAAATGAGGCTAGAGAGCTTTTAGAAGAAACTGTAGCCTGCTTTTCTTTTTATTTAGGTGCACCAGAACTAGCACTGCAAATATCTGGAAGCGGTATAAGTGTTGCCGAAACTACCAATTATAAAAAAGCAAACACCTTTGAGAAAAACGAGTTTCAAAGAAACCTACTTAGGCGCGCGCACACGTCACTAGATGCTTTATTGTTAATCCTAGAAGATAACGCCTCTTTGTTTAGCAGTTACACAGCAGAGTTACAAGACATAAACAAAGAGCTTATTGTAAATAGCACGCAGGTGTTTAACCAATATTATAATATTCATAACTCCAGACAAACCTACTTAGCCCTTAAGCCATTTATAAGACGTGTAGAAGATCAATACTTAAGCAGTTGGTTATGCTCAGAGTTTATTACAGAGTTAAAGCAACCACAAACTAACCTAAGCTATAAAACAGCAAAACTATTGTTGCAAAAAGCAACAGTGGCTTTTACCGTTTCAAAAGCTGTTTTAGAAGGCTTATTTATACTAGATCACAACGGCATCCATTTAAAGTTTGACACGTTGGAGTATGAGAAAACGGCCACCAATACAAACCTTAAGATTAATGACTTTTTAATGCGAACTTCTAAACAACAGGAGTTAGCAGGAGAAGAGTATTTAAGGCAAGTATCTAAGTATTTAATAGCCAACAAAGAGTCCTTTACACAATGTAATGGCACTATCATATTAGAAAAAGATGAAGCTTCTAGCACTTCTGTGGTGCAAATAAGTAACAACAAAAGAATATTAGCCCTATGATCTCCGCAAACCCATTAGCGCCTGCTTGCAATTCGCAAACAGAAAATGCAACACCTGCAGGATCCATAACTACAGATGAATCTTTATATGTAGACAATACAGGAATATTAAGATCTAATATATCAGACTTTCAAGAAGAGTTTATTTGGCAAAACAACCAAGACAACCAGTTTCAATTAACATTTACGCCTACCTATGTATTAAACGTTTACAAAAATGGCATTAGGTTAAGAAACAGTGATTACAACATAGTGTTACCAGATAAGATAGAAGTTGAAGTATTAGAAGACAACGACGCCATAAACATTAATTACCAACACTTTATAATTATACCATAATGTCTACACCTTATTACACAAAATTTGAAAGCGATTTTAAAGAGCAAGAAGTAAGAAATGAAATTGAAGCTTCACAAGAGTTATCTGAAAACAAAACAGATAAAGGTGGCTTTAGTGGTACTTCACAAGATTTAAAAAACCAATTAGACGACGCTGTTTTTAATGCTGTAAAAACATATGATACACTTACAGAAGCCCAAGCAGTAAGCCCTGTACCAGAAGACGGTACAGCCTTTAAAGTCTCTAATATAACAGATGTAGACAATGCAGGAGATTATACCTTTCAATCTTCTGAAACTAATGGTACACGTTTAGAGGAACCGTTTAAAGATTTTGCAGAAAACAAAATAAGAGATATTCATACCTATGGAATGCCACAGGATTTTGAAGCACTTTCTACAGATCAATTTTCTTACAACAAAATTGAAGAGGTTTTTGAGTCAACAAGCATATTTTATGTAAAAGCTCCTATAAACACACAAGGCGTTAATGGCCGTTATATGGCTATTATAGTTAGTGAGGATACCACGGTTACATTTTTTAGACTTAGAGACTCTTCAAATGCAACATTACAAAACCCAATAACTAAAACTTCAAATGGAAAAAAATTAGTGTATGTAGACATTACGCATCCAGATGCAGACCACGTTTTAATGTACTTACAAACTAACTGTAAGCTTTATGATTTTTATGTCGGTGATGATTTACCTCGTTTTGAAATAAAACCTTTTGTTGTAAATGATGTGATTTCAAAAGTTGAACCAATTTGGTTAGATGGTGATGCAAGAAAAAATGAAAGTAGAAAAATATTTAGAGGTCAGTTAGGTTCTATATCTGTAAATCGATTAAACTTTGACAAGTTCAAAAGATATATTTTTTTTGATTATGAGCTTTCAGATGACTCTTTAATAATGCCTTTTTCAATAAGAGTTAGAGGAGCATCATCTGCTAATGTTTTAGTTCAATTCAGTAATGAGGGAAAAACAGGTGTTATAGATTTATTAAATGAAACTAATATTAATTCTGCTAAAGGATTTCTAGTTGTCGTATCTACAATTTACGAAGGCACAAACGGTGTGGATTGGATTAAATTGAAAAATGTACGTACTAGTGATAGTCTTTCTGTTTTAACAGAACCTCAAGAAAAAGTGCCAAGCCTAACAACCTCTTTTGAAGGTAAAGACAGAGGTTTAAATGAATTTAAAGTAGGTAAAACTACATTCTTTGGAAAGGCCCCAGAAACAATACGAAGAGATAATGATTTAACACCTGGAGGTTATTCAGATGTAAGCATGTATGACTATACTGGAAAAGCTTTATCGCAAAGAAGTGTAGAGAATGTTACCTACATAGATACAAAAGGCACTAATGCCGATGGAAGAATTTTATTGTATGTAGATAAAACTGGTTTAATGTACTTTAAAGATGGTACATCTATAAAAACCATTCAATTTGAAGATTTTGAAAACAGTATTGTTACACACGATCAAACAGGTTTAACAATTGATGGTATTGATTTTTTAACACTTCCAGAAACAGCATCTACACAAGAAAAAACAGATGAATGGGAGCGCATGAAGGCGCTTTGGAAAATGCTACCTAATTCTGTAAACTTAAATGATTATAGTGATGCTCCTATTACAGTCACCTATTATGCGTCAAGATTTGGTAATGGTAGTATAATGTCTTCAGCTCAGTTAATTAGAAAAGGCGGCCAAGTAGTATCTCCTAAGCTAAAGCAACCAATTGTAGGCAACCCAACGCATTTATTAATATATGATGATCTAGATGCATTGGTACAAGAAATACCATTAGCAGACCATACAGACTTAAAAGTTGGACAACTAAATGCAAATCAAGGTACTATTACCTATCCAGAACCAGTTGGTGCAATTATAGATTTCTCTAATGGTAAGACAATAACAGTGCCTATTGCTTTAACATCTGGAAGTTATCGAATTGTATTACGTGGTAGGCGCTATTCAACAACATTAGTAGATGGTTCTGTAAACATTACAGATGATACCGGTGCTGTTGGTAGTATAGCAATGACAGAAAACACAGCTTTTGATATGGCAAAGCTTGTAGACTTAGAGGCCACTGTAAATATTGGTGACACCACACAACTAACTCTAACAGTAGTTTGTGCAGATGAAAAAACACTAACCATAGGTAATGGTTCTTCTAGTAGGTCTTGTTGGGGTTATACGGCTAGAGGTCGTTTTGGGACTATAGTAGAATATAATGCTGCACCAAATAGACGTGCAGGTATGTCGTATTTCACACAAGATAATGGAGAGACTTGGCGCATGTTGTTTGATGTTTCTCTAAATGAACTTTTTTTAGCAGATGCTGGTCATCATATGCACGGTGCATGTTATGATCCGTATTGGAAAAAGTTTTATTTAATTGGTGGAGATTCAGATGAAAACAGACCTGTGCATCATTGTGATGTAAACAATGCCTTAACTCTTTCAAATGTAGTTTGGAAAGATACAAACTCAAATCCAGACCTATATAAAATTGCTTCTGGTGAGCAGTATTGTAGTGTATACGCACATAAGGATTACGTGTTGTTCGGTACAGATTTCACTTTAACTGGTGTATTTAGAATGCCGCGTATAGACTCAGAAAATTTTACAGATAGAGAGCCTTGTTTTTTAATAAATAACTTAAGAATAACACACGTGCCATCTGTGTTTTATCAAAAAAATGAAGATGAAGAGTTGTTTGTTATGTCTATGAAAGGAGATGATAATTCAAATTTTGCACCACGAGAATACCAATGTTCATTATTACACGCTACAAATGATGGTGTAACATTTAAAGAAGTTTGGAAAGATGAAGTACAAAATGGTGGTTTTGGCTTAAATAATTTCTTAAAAGTATTTCACTATAAAGACAAGTTAATACTTCAATATTTTAATGATAAGCGTTTCACCAACAACCACACAATTGCAGTAATAGACTATATATAATGAAACTTTCAATACACAAAATAGGCGCATTTACCATCGTAGATTATTACGATGCTAATAACCTACGTATAGATAGAGATATAGAGGCGCGCCCATTACGTGTAAAGGTGCAGGCAGCACAATCTTTAAGGCCGTATTTACAAATTGGCAAAACATTAGAGTACCCAAAAGTGTACCCAGAAATGCTTAAAGATGTTGCTATAACAGATGTGTACACACTTTCAGAATACTTTGCCAATAAAGGATTTTTCTCCGGTAAAGAAACTACAATGTTTGTAGGTGGCTCTGCTTCATTTACAGGAAGAGAAGACACTGTAACTATTACAGATGAAAATATTGCAAGTAACGACACCATAAAAACAAGTGACAGCCAAAACGAAAACGAAACATTTAGTGATCCTGTAGTAAGCGCAGGAAGCTTTACGTTAACACGGTCCAGAAATAACCCTTTAATACCATTTAGTAACAGTCCAGAGTTTACCTGGTTCGTAGAAAATTAATTATGGCTTGGTCAGAAACAGTAACAGAATTTATAAGACGCATTAACCCTGTTAAACTCTTCTTTTGGGGCTTATTTGCCACATTGTTGGTTTTCCTATGGAGTATTAAAGGTGAAGCCTTTGAGTACATGAATAATAGCGAAGAACGCAAATACCAAAGAATGCTAGACAAAATAGAGCTAGAGCGTAAAGTTAGGCAAGAATTAGACAGTGTAGAGCTAGAAAAAAATAAGCTAGAAACAGAGCTGTTTATGTACAAAAACGGCTCTATTAATGACATAATGTATGCCTTAGAAAGGCGCGTAAAATCATCATCTAGCATTAGCATTTACTCCATACATAATGGTGGTGGCACACCTGTAACTGGTGGAGATAAACGCCTTAGTGTATTGTATACACAAGACAATGTAAGAGGCGTAGATATTATGAAAGAGTTCGGTGGCAAAGGGATATTATTAACTCCTGGTTATGCTGAGTATTCAGAACGGCTATTAATGCTAAAAGGATTAGGCTATTACGTAACAGATGTTAAAAAAAACTCGTCTATATATGAACCTCAAACAAAACCCTATTTAGATAAGCACGACACCAAGTCTATGTTTGGGTGTTATATAAAAACAGGACCAACAGCCACATACTATTTAAGCATAAGTTTTGATCACATTGCCGGAATGAATTTAGAAGGGTATGATCGTGTAAGAAACCTAATGTATGATGCCAGAGATAAATTAAAAGACCTTCTAGATGTTGAGCAGGTAAGTAAAAAATTTAAAAACTCTTAAAGATGAAACCAAGATTAACAGAGCAAGATTATTTAGATGCTGCCATACAAATTGGCTGTAGTGTAGCTGCAATAAAAGCAGTAGCTTCTGTAGAAAGTAGAAGCTCTGGATTTTTAAGAAGCGGAGAACCGGTTATACTCTTTGAGGGCCATTGGTTTCATAACCTCACAAATGGTAAGTATACCAATGAAAAAAATAAAGACATCTCACACAAACGTTGGTTGCGTACCTATTACAGTATGAACCAACACAAACGCTTAGCAAAAGCGGTAAAACTAGACAGAGATGCAGCCTTAAAATCTGCAAGTTGGGGCAAGTTTCAAATAATGGGCTTTAACTATAAAAAATGTGGCTTTAATAGCCTGCAAGAATTTATAAATGCAATGTATGACAGTGAGCGTGCACAGCTTATGGCCTTTGTAGAGTTTGTTATGAGTAGAGGCTTAGATGATGAACTTATAGAGTTAGATTGGGCGTCATTTGCTTATGGTTATAACGGTCCAGGTTACGCAAAAAACAACTATCACATTAAAATGAGAAGAGCCTATGAAAACTTTGCTTAGATTTTTATTTATGATTGGCACGCTATTAATTGGCCTTATGATTCTTAATAGCTGTGATATTCAGAAACAAGCCACAAAAAACAAAACAGATAGACAGCTTACCGAGTCTACAGAAACTAAAGTCTTTAGAAAAGGAGACACCGTAAGATACATTGTACCTAAAATAACATACAAAGACACTACTATTGTTAAAAAAAACTATGTCACCGGAACAACGCAAATTGTAAGGTATAATGATGAAGGCCAAGTAAGTGATGTTGAATGTATATCTGGTGCAATTGAAGAGTTTACAAAATCTAACAGGTTGCTTATTGAAGCCATTAAAGAAAAGGACAAAACAACAGATCATAACTTTGACTCAAAAGTAATACTGTATGTTATGATAGGCTTAGCACTTATAGTTGGTGTAGCTTTATTTATTGTCTTCAAAAACATTTCTACACAGTCAAAGGCTATTACTAATATATTAGAAAAGCTTGGCTAACTTTGTAGCGATGGCTACACGTTTACAAATGTCTAGAGATTTTCAGCGCTTTATGCATAAGGCGCACTTAAGGCATTCAAAACTTGAAGAAGCCATACCTCATAAATTTTCTAGACTCTACGATGCAGAGCACAAAGGCGCTTTAGGTTATGGCACATTTTCAAGTCAATTACAAGCCATTAAACAAGACCTTGCGCAGCGCATAGAGTACTTACAGGAACATTCTACTTCTAAAACCTTATACGGTAAATTAAGACACCAACTCCAGAACGCACAAAACTGTGAAGACTTACACCGCGTTTTTAAAAACGGCATCTGGCTGTTAGAAAATAAATATTAATAAAGTTTGCTATTAGCAAACTTTATTGTATATTTACATCAGTAATAAAGCAAGGGTTCTTTTACATATTGATAAACAACAAAAGTTATAAAAATGACAAAAACAGTAGACAGCGTTTGGGAATACGCACAAAACAATCCTAATGGTTTTACAATTAACATTCTTACGTTAAAACCAATTAAATTCGGAATAGCAGTCGCTTACTTAGACACACAAAACTCTTTCGGGTACAATCAACTAAAACACGTTATTAATCACGCTTTAAAGCATCAAAACATTGTAGGCGGTTGGCTTAATGTAGACAACCAAATGTTTTATTTTGATAGTATAAGGCTCTTTAAAAATTCAGAATTAAATGAAGCAATACAATTTGCAAAACAGCACAAACAAATAGCAATATTTGATATTACTAACCTAAAAGAAATAAGAATTAAATAGGAGGCGCAAGCCTCCTACCCTTGCCAATTACATTATAAATTATTGAAAATTATGAGCATTAAAGAAGAAATTACAGAGAACATACGCACAAGTGTTGCTAACTATAAAAAATCGGGTATAAACATTACTATTTTAGATCACAAAGATGATAAAAGAGGTGATAATGGTCTGCCCTATAAAGTTGTAAAAATTAAGCAAGAGCGCTTAATAAATGGCTTTATACTAACTCAAAAACAATTAGTAGAACGCGCTAATGAAGTGTTTAAATTTTATTGGTTTCCTATACAGATAGTACCAGTAGTTTATTCATTAAATGTGGATGATATTACATTAGATTGGATTTTAAGTAAAATGAAAACCTTTGGTGTATCTAGAAAAGACCTTATAAAGCAATTAGCTATAGATAAATCTTCATTAAGCTTAAAGCTATCTGGAGAAAGGGCTTTATCTAAGCTAGACAAAGCTGCTTTTTTCTACTACTTTTTAGTGTATGAACTTAACAGAGACTTTAGAGATTAATTTTAAACTTCCAAACGATGAACGCACAACAAAAAGCAGAATATTTAGTAAATAAATATTTAAACTTACCATTATGTGAAAGTGTAGAGGCAGCAAAGTATGCCGCGAACATTTGTATAGAAGAAATTTTACTATCTAACCCAATAATACAAGGAGATAGTGAAGATATGGTAACTAAAATTATACAAACAAAAGCCTATTGGCATAAGGTTAAAGAAGAAGTTTACAGCCTCTAAATTTCTGTAATTTCTTAATGGCGTTGTCCTGTATAACTTGCATAAAAAACAACAATGCAGGACAACCAAGCCTTACAGGATATTATTAATGAACTTCCAGATACGTTTATTAATAAAGTTATGCAGGAAACTATAGTGGCCAATCTAACTGCACTAAGAGATATGCACACTTGCTATAACAGGCGCGCGGTTATAAATGCAAGAATAGAACGTTTAAACTGGTTAGCACCTTAAATTATGGCCATTACAAAACAACTCAGTATTCCTGCCAATTGGGAAGCCCTTACAGATACTCAGCTTAAAGATATTGCTACACTGTTGTACAGCAACCCAAACAAAAAACAGTTTGCTATTAAAGCGCTACACATACTTATAAACCCTAACAACACTATTAAGAAAAATAAGCTATTAGGGATAATCTTATCCAATTACAGGTTAGAAGATTTAAAACCACACATGGCATTTCTTTATAAAGACACTAACCGGAAAACATTTATAAAAGAAATTCATATAAACGACACCTACTATATTGCACCACAGCCGTTTCTGTTTAACATTTCTATTTATGAATTTAGCATTGCAGATGATTTTTATATGCGGTTTAGAAAAGCTAAGACACGTAAAGACCAATTAATGTATTTAAGGTATATGGCTGCAGTGCTATATGTTTCAGAATCATCATCTCCTAAACGCCCAGTGTTTTATTTAGAAACTATTGAGCAACTGGTACAACCGTTTAATACGTGCAACACTAAAGACTTATACGCAATGCTAGTGGCTTACCAAGGCTGCAGATTTCTATTAGAAAAACGCTACAAAAAAGTATTTAAAAGCGCTGCAGGAACACCAAAAGGCCCAACTAAAAACTATGGCTTTGGTAAAGTTATCCTAGAAATGGCAGGCGGTAAATTTGGAGATCACCAAACCACAAAACAAACATTGCTACACACCTTCCTAGAACAATGGGACCAAGATTTAACTAAAAAATAAGCGCTATGCCTAGATTAACAACACACAACCAAATTTTAAGCTATTTTGAAAACCTTGCAAATGAGCACACGCTTATTAAAGACTTTTACAGGTTTAACTGGAATGAAATTACAAGTGCCATAAGGTCTTTACCAAATGATTTTGTGTTACTTATTGAAAGCCACGCAGGAGATATAAATAAAGACACACCTGCAGATGCTCCTACATTATCAAGAACCATTAGCGCATTAGTTTTAGCACCTGCACAGCCAGATGATTATAACAAGCAAAATGAAATATTTGATACTAGTGAGAGTATTGTTCTGGACCTAATAAGCCGTATAAAAGATGACTCAAAAGGCTTAAGACACAATAGCCCACTTAAATGGCTACGCGGTTTTAATGAAGCAAGTGTACGTTATGATGTAGATCCACGTGTGCCACTATTTCAAAACAGATATGGGTATTCTTTTATAATAGAACTTCCTGCACCTGGAGACCTATGTTATAATAATGAAGTAAAAGCACGCTTTAATATTTCTTAGTATATTGTTGGCTACTAACCAACACTTTACAAATGCTTACTTATATAGTTTTAATCCTAGGAATAGGAATTTTAATGTTCATTTTACTTTGGAAAAATCCAAAAAAGGAAATTAAGAGACACAATGAAAGATTAAAAGCTCAAAACAATGAGCAAGAAGGAAATTTAACTAAACTAGAAAAACGCTTACTTACAGAAAAAGATATTAGAGATACTTTTGATAAAGAACCTAGGTTTTATAAGTCTCAAAAAATGAGAACATTTAATATTAAAGGGACTTATTACCAAGACATTAATATACAAACCACTTCAAAATCTTTTTTAGGGTATATTGAAGCAGAAGAAAACAATGATAACGATAGGTACGCAGTTGCAATATATGACGATACAAACAGCAAATTAGGCTATGTACCTAAAGGCAATAAAATGCTTTCAGATAGCCTTATAGAATTTCATAATGGTAAATGCATTTGTTGGGGTGAAATTTGGTTTGATAAGTATTATGATACTTGGATAGGTAATATAACAACACCAGTAGCTTACAATAAAGATTATATTGAAAACCTAAATTACATTGCAGAATTATACACTTTCAATAAATCTGTTTTAAGTAGTGAAGAAATTAATAAATCAGCATTTTTTAAAGCGTTAGACAATCATTACGTTATTCTAGAATTTGCAAAGAATAACAAAAACATAGATTACTTTTCACGCTATAGTTTCAATAAAAACACGCTCATTAGTTTTGGTAAGAGACTTGAAAAAGAAAAAGATTGGGAAAGCTTAATTAAGCTGCTAGAATATAAAAGTTTAATAAACTCATTAGCAGAACGCTATAAAAACAAGCTTTTAAGCAGGATTGAAACCGCTAAACACAAAACTTTGTAATACAAACCTATGATTGTATAACCCTTTCTTTTAAAATATCTTAGCCTTATTCTTTTTTAACATATTGGTTCGCTTTTTTTTGTATTTTTGATGTGAAAACAAAGATCAAAGGAGTTACTCCAACAAATACGAACAGGAATATTGCTAAGGTGAATCTTAAGGAAACTGAGATAACTGAGTCCTTTGGCTTTGTTTTCACACCTAAGGTGATATTCCGACGTTTAATTTTTTTTCAGTATGAAAACAGAAAAGAATAATAACAACGCACAAACCAATGAAGGTTTGGCACAAGCAAGTAGAGAGTTATTCTCTGCAATTAGTCCTAATGAGTTGGTAGAAGATTTAAATAATCTTTTTACCGGCTATTTAAAGAGTGATATGGCTAACAACCAAAATGAGCGCATTAAGCTCTATTACTCGTGGAACCAAATGCTGGAGTTTTTAGCATCTTCAGAAATAGCCATAGAGCCATTTACAAAAGATTGCTAAAACTAACAACCGCCTCTAAGTCCCAAGGCGGTTTTTTAATTATTTAAAACTATCAAATCCTATTTAACTATAAATAAATACATTAGACCAATATAATTACATTGGCGCCACTATTGTATATTTGTTATTATATTATTGATATTTTATTTTTTTTTATGAAAGTTGCTCATTTGTCTATGAAAACGAACCACGTCTCCAATCCGCTTAAAAGCTTGGATTGGAAAGATGCTTCTGCAAAGAAGAAATCTGAGGTTTATTCTATCATGGCACGTGTAAATGATAGTAGGATCTTAAAATAGAAAATAATGAAATACACCTTTACTAAAGAAGAGCTCTATGAAAGAGCTTTTTTTGTTCTAGACAATCAAAATCAAGGTTTAAATCTATGCTTTGAGCCGTACGAAGATGATTCTTTTATGTTAATTATCTTTACAGAAGATGGAAGTCCAATAAATGGCCATCACAATGAAGAACTTTGGGACGCTATCTATAAAATTATAGTTGAATTTGATGAAAGCAGAAACTTAGACTATCAAATAGTAGCATTATAATAAAAAACCACTTTTAATAAGTGGTTTTTTTTATGTCTTATAGCTTCAATAAATCTGTAATTTTTCACCCCATTTTTAGCCCTTAAATTGCTTAAAAATTTAGGCAATGGCTGTAGATCAAAACGCAGAAAGACAACGTACCAAACAAGAAAGTGCTGCAGGAACTAAAGCAGCCAGAACGCTCCGCACAGACTTACGCAGAGCAGTTTCCAGATTTAAAGAACATACAGGAACACTTAAAACAATAGGTGCGTCTAAACGTATGCGCAAAGGCAAGTTAAGAGGTGTTGCTATAAAATCTCCTATTTACGGCTATATGAATCATTACGGTTATATAGGTACAAAATCAAACGGTGTATTTCAAAGACTCAAGGCAACAGGATTTATTAATGATGCTATTGAAAAAGGCAGTATAGACACGTTAGCTACAGAAATTAGTGAAATACGTGCAGAAGAAGTAGTTGCTAATTTTAAGTTTAGGTAATGGCTAAGACAACTGTAAGAAACATTACCATAAGCATTAATGGTAAAGAAGTAGAGAACAGCCTGCAAGGTGTTGGCAAGGAAATAGGCAAACTTAAAGCCCAATTACGCAAAGAAACTTTTGGTAGTGATAAGTTTAACGAACTGCAGAAACAGTTAGACGGTACAAAAGCCAAGTATCGTGAAATGAATGATGAGTTAAGAGAAACTAAAATATCTGCAGATGAAGCTCGTGGCGCATTAACCAATATTTTTAATGGTGCAATTAATGGTGATATAGGTCAAATTTCTACAGGGTTTAATACGCTTGGCAACAATATAAAAGGCGCAGGTAAAGCGCTTTTAGGGTTTGCACTTACGCCTGTTGGAGCTATTGCCTCATTAATAGCTTTAGTTGCAGGAGCTGTAAAAGTATTTATAGATTATAATGAGAGTATTAAAGAGCAGGTTTTACTTACAGACCAATTAACCAAACTTCAAGGAGAACAAGCAGACCAAACACGATTATTGGCTGCAACAATCCAAGAAACTTACGGCAAAGACTTTAAAGAAACCTTAGAAACCGCCAAGGTTTTAGTAAATGAATTTAAAGTAGATTATGAAACCGCTTTAGAGGTTATAGATGAAGGTCTTTTAGAAGGTGGCCAACGTAATGAAGAGTATTTTGATAGCTTAAGAGAGTACGCTACGTTTTTTAAGCAGGCAGGTTTTAGCGTTACAGAATTTAAGAACATTATTAATTCTGGTTATGATCTAAGTATTTATCAAGACAAACTGCCAGATGCTATAAAAGAATTTTCTATTGCTGTACAGGAACAAACACCTGCAGCAAGAGAATCTTTAGAAAATGCGTTTGGTGCAAACTTTACAGACACACTCTTAAAAGGTATAGAAACTGGTGCACTATCTGTAAAAGATGCCTTACAGCAAGTTGCAGAAGAGTCTCAAAAACAAAATATATCTATACAACAGCAAGCACAACTAACTGCAGATTTATTTAAAGGTGCAGGTGAAGATGCAGGTGGCGCGTTAAAGATTTTTGAAGCTGTAACTAATGCGTATAAGGACCAAAACAGAGCATTAACACCTTTACAAGAAAACTTAAAACGTGTTAGAGATGCAAACCTAGAGTTAGCTAAAGCACAAGATGAAGCACTTAAAGGAGATGGTTATATAGCATTAAGCAACAATGTTTCTGTCTTCTGGACCAAGGTAAAAACAGAGTTTTTTAAAGGTGTAACCTTTATTACAGATACGTTTAACAGCTTATTGCAGTTTAGCACAAAAACACTAGCACAATTAATAGCATCTATAACAGCAATTCCTGCAGTAACTTCTGCAACATTTACGGCTATTAAAAAAGAAGGGTTAGAGGTTATAAAAACCTTTGGCCTATTAGGTGATGTGTTTGAAAACTTGAAGAATTTTGAGTTTTCAAAAGCAGCAGAATCTGCAAATAAATTTACCACTGCATTTAAAAAAGAAATTTCAGACGTTGGCGATGTTGCTAGTAATTCAATTAACCTTATTGCAGAAATCTCAGAAGAGGCAGGAAGGCGAGTAGATGAAAACTTTAACCGTGCAAAAGAAGGTGCGATTGCACAACAAAAAGCAGAGCAAGACGCGTTAAATGCTTTAGCAAACAATGCAGGTTCTGGTAACAACTCTGAAGATGAAACAGAAAACGATGGTTTAAACAGTAATGAAATTGATGATTCAGCTTTTGAGGCAAGAAAAGCGGCCTACTTAGAGTTTGATGAATTTATAAAACAACAACAAGAAGCGCGTTTGGTGAGCCAAAAAGAAGGCTTGCAAAAAGAATTAACCTTAATAGATCAAAAGTACGCTGCAGAGTTAGAGAAGTATAAGGAATTTGATGATATACGCGCAGAACTAGAGCAACAACGTGATCAAGAAAAAGCAGATGCCAAACTAGCATTACAAAGAGACTACCAGGAACGCACCAATGCCTTAGAAGAAGAAAACCGCATTGCTAAAGAAGAAATGGAGTTTGAGCGTGAACTTGCTAATGTAGAAGACACGCAGTTAAAAGAAGAATTAAGACTACAACGCGCACAAGAATTAGCCTTAAGGGAACTTGAAATAGCTAAAGAAGCAGAGTTAGCTAAAGTTGAAGCTGTTGAGGGTTCAGAAGAACTTAAAGCCGCTATAACAGAAAAATATAGAATTGCAGGTTCTAACATTACTAAGGAATTTGATGATGAAGAAAAAGAAATCCGTAAAAACCAAGTAGATTGGACAAAGTTAACCGAAGAGCAAAAGCTTAATACTATTACCGGTGCATTGTCTAACGCTGCAATGGCTTTTAATGAAGGTAGTGCTGCATATAAGGCTATTAAAATTTCAGAAACACTTATTACAACTTACCAATCTGCACAAAGTGCCTATGGCGCCTTAGCAGGTATTCCTGTTGTTGGTCCAGCTTTGGGAGCAGCAGCTGCAGGTTTAGCAGTAATTTCTGGTTTAAAACAAGTGCAACAAATTAAAAATACACCAGTTGCAAAAGCAAAAGCGCCTAAGAAAAGAGGTCTTTTTGAAGGTGGTCCTACAGGTAATGATGCCATTGGCTATGATGCAGATGGAAAAATAACAAACTACGTTCACGAAGATGAGTATGTTATTCCTAGAATAATGACACAAGATCCAAAATTTGCAAATACAATTGGTTGGCTAGAGCAAAACAGGCAACAACATTATAAAGGTCACTTTACAGGTGGTACAGTAGGTAATATAGGTGGCCTACCTAACACGGCACAAGATCCTATAAATAGCAATACAGACTTAGGAAGTACACTAAACAGGTTAGCCAATCTAATTGAAAACCCAGTGCAACCTAATTTAATTATTGGTTATGAAGATGATGAACGTTTAGAGCAACTAAGAAGAGATAGAGAACAATCCCAAAGAAACACCACTATAGCATCATGATAGAAATCATCCAGAGTCCAGACAATAACAGAGTAATTGCAGATGCCAATGAAACTTTAGTGGTTTTAAAAAGCACTTCTGGAAATGAGTATTATATTCAACTAGATATTTTTGTAAATGATAGCTTATTTACATCTAGATCTATTAGCAAAGACAATAATGGTTTTGGCACATTTAATTTTGCTCATTTTTATGAAGACTATTTTAATATTACATTACCTGCATCTTCTAATAATGGTTTTGTAGAACATAGTGATCTTAAAAAGAAAATACATTTTATAGCTTATGAAAAGCCAATACAAGGCTTAATAGCTACTAGTCAAATTACTTCACCAGAATTTTACATTATAAAAAGCAGTGTGCCTTTTGATTTTACAGATACACAAATGGCTCCTTTATTTATTCCTGCATTGGAGCAACACCTTCCAAAAACAGGACAAATAAGAATCCCTTTTTATGGACCAAAAGACACCACTAGTAATATTACTATAGTTACAGATACTAATGAAACCATATACAATAGTAATTTTGAGCATAGTGAAAGTGGTATTACCTCATTTACTTATACCCTATTAAACAATGCATTGCCTCAATTTTGCCCTTATATAACGGTTACTATTACAAATGGTGAACAGCTAATAAAACTAGTGTACCATATTATTAGTGCTCCAAAATACCAACCTAAAAAAATAATGGTATTAAATAATGTAGGATTGTTTTTGCCTGTGTATTTAACTGGAGTGCTCGAAGATGTAAGAAAATTAGATGCTAATTCTTTTTTAAATACCAATGACAACGAAGAAACATATGAGGTATTAGAAGAAGTTAACTATACGCTTAATAGTGGCTACCAAAGCAACGAAACAAAAGCATTAAATCTTTTTATTGCAAAAAGTATAGATGTAAGATTTTTAATTAATAATGATTGGGTAAGAGTATCTGCAGCAACAAAGAAGATTGAACATTTTAGAGATAACACTTATATCTATGAGGATGCACTACAATTTAATGTAGTTAAAACAGCCTTTGGAGATAGTACAGAAAGTTATTTAACACCACCAACGGCACAAGATATTTCTGTTTCAGAAAATGTAAATACTACTATTAAGGTGCATAAATCTCTTTTTGAAAATGCATTAAATGATAGTCCTGTTACTAAACTAAGGCTATCATCTGCTACAGTTAACGGCATTTATGGTTGGGAAGATAACAATGGCAACTACCAAGAAATTTATAACCCTAACAATGCAACACCATTTCAAGAACTTATTTTAGATTTTGAAACGTTTCAATTTTTAGTGTATTATCCAGAAACCAACGCCTCTGGAGATCCATTAGATACTATTTTATTCAGCTTAAGAAATAACTACATCTATTCTAATCAAGCTAGTTTAGAGTTAATAGTTAATGGCACAGCAGGAAACCAACCACCAACCATTATAACAGAATCACCAATAACTGTAGGTGTTAACCAATCTGGTAATGGCTCAAAACAAATTGAAGCTTCAATAACAGATCCAGAGAATAACACTTTGGCAATCGTTTGGGAAGCGCTAAATAATGCGCCAATAACATTTGATGATACTACAATTGAAGAACCGGAAATAACAGTTAATGGTGTAGATGTTTTAGAACAATACCAAATAAAAGTAACGGCCACAGATACAGATAACAACCTAATTTCAGAAAGGGTTATAAATGTAAATACGAGCAACTATATGGTGAGCAACGCCCAACAATTTGATGCTAACAGAAGTACAAGCCAAGACCGCTTTTACAATATTTCTTTTGCAGGTGGCCAACCAGGTAAGGCAATGACTCTTTTAACAGATGGCTATTTTGATAATAATGAAAGCTATGCTATTGTTGATGTAGATGGTGGCGCTAACCAAAAATTGGTAACATCATCTTACAGGAAAACAACAAAAGAGTTTTTGTTTGACACCAATGGAGAAGTAAACTTTGTTTTAAAACTAAGAGACGAGTTAAGTAATAACCTAAATGATGTAAGGCTAAAGATTACAGATTTAGATGAAGGAATGTACACAGATCCTAACAACTCAGAACTAATTATACGCTAATGTCTAAAATAAAAATTATTGTAAATGGTGTAGAATTGCCATTTGTAAACCAAGATTTTAAATATAAAGTCCCTAATAATTCCTTTGAAACCAGTTTTAAGGTAGAAGGAACCTCTTATCCTATACGATTAATTGAAACTATTGAAACAAAAAACGCTCTAGGACAATTAGACATAAACTCTTCTAATAAGAAAAGGTACATACCTGCAACACTGCAAATTGATAACATTAAATACAACGCAGTCATAGAGCAAGTAAGCAAGAATGAAAAGTTTAGGAAATGTAATATTAAAAGCCAATCATCTTTAGATGGCATTTTTAAAACTAAAATACACGAGTTTTTTACAGATGTTAGTCTTTTTGGAGATCCTATAACAGAACCATATAAAGATGTAACAGAAAACAGATACTTTGCATTTGACGCTTGGCGAGATGATGGTATTAACAGGCGTTTCTTGCGCTATCCAGAAACACATTGGCAACAGCCTATGTTTTATCATAAAGACCTCTTTACACCTACAAATGAAGCGCCAATAAACACCTATGAGAACTATACAGGCTCTATAAACCATCGTAATGTGTTTGGTGAATTGGTGGCCAATGGCTTAAGTTTTTCTGCAGATTTTGTTGATGTAAGAAATGTAACCGTTTTTTCACCACAAGTGTTTATGCTGTCACCTATACTATTAGCTGTTCAAAGCATAGGCTATTCCTTAAAAGGAAGCTTTGCAGAAGATGATTTTATGAAGAGTGTTTTACTACACAGTACAGCGCATAATATGTCAGAATTTACAGTTAAGTCTTTAGCAGACAATGTAAGTTTTGAGAATATCAATTTTATTTTTCAGACACTTACAGGAGAAGAAGCGCCTGCAGAGCAAAATACTTGGCACACCTATACTAAAACTATTTACGTAACCCAAGACACAGAAGGAAGCTTTAGAATAGATTATGATTTTTTATTACAAACTGAATTATCACAAGACAATTACTCTGGATTTATTGCAATTTGGGAAGGAGAAAAATTAGGAGAATATTTTTCTTATGATGTAGCAAGAGAAAAGGAATCTATAAACTTTACTGTGGACAGCGCCAATGTAGGCAACCAATTAAAATTAATATTCCATCATAGAAATCAAATAAACCCTATTCAACAAACTATTGAAATAAGGCAAGATGTAGAAGATGAAATATTTTTAGATGCGCATCCAACTATAGAGTTTAAAAGATATTTACCAGACTGGACACTCATAGAATATTTAAACAACCTTAAAAATATATTCAATTTAAAAATTGATGTAGATGAAATAAAGAAAGAGCTCACCATAAATTATAATGAAAAAGATTATTTAATAAATGGTGAAGCCACACGATTAACCAAAGGGTTTAAGCTTAAAAGTTTTAATAATGTAGAAGCAGAAAACTTTGCGCTTAAATTTGATAATGAATTAGATAATTATGTAGTGTATAACAATGGCATTCTATTAACAAACGGCGTAATAGATGATACCACTAGTACTATTAAAAACAAATTTAAATACATTCCGGAACTCAATAATACTGGATTAGTCAATGAAGATATAGCAAATAGAAACGGAATAGGTTTAATGCTTTACAATCCTGCAAGACAACCCTATGTATCACATACGTTTAATGGTAGAACATTGAGTTTAGTTGGTGCAGGAAGTATAACAGAACAATTTTGGAAGCGATGGTTTAAGTTTAAAGTTAATGCAGCCAATCCTATAGCAGAAGGCGCTATTACAAAGACGCAACTAGACTTTATTATGACAACTAAAAAATGCATCATAAATAACCAGACTTACTTAATAAGTAATGCAGATTATAAAGATGCATCTAATGGGTTAGTGTTTGTAACCTTAGAGTTAAAAAGTATTAATTATTAAAATCAAACGCCTTAGTAAATTTATTAAGGTCTTCTGCGTTGTTCCTTTGGGTATATTTTTCTGTCATAGAGAGCTCACTATGTCTTGCGTGGTCCCTAACTTTTATAGGTGGCACACCATTTAATAAAAGCATTGAAATGCCGGTATCTTTTAATGAATATAACTGGTACTCTTCTGGTAAGCTTAGAGCCTTTCTAACTTTGCTCCATTGGTCAGAAAGTTTTTTAGGAGCTATAGGAGTTTTACCTGGTAAAAAGTTATCTGATATAATAAAATCTTCATTATCTGCATTTTTAATATGGTCCACTAAATAAGGTATAAAACCGTTTAATATAGAAACGTGTTGCTCTTTTTTGTTTTTAGAAACTGAGGCATTAATGGTTATGTATTTTTCTTTAAGGTTAAAATCCTTAACCTTTAATTTAGTCATTTCTGTACGTCTTATTAATTCATAAAACATTAACTGAGTAACAAACAAATAGCCTTTGTTATTTTTCTTAAGGTATTCTATAATTTCTGCTCTAGCATTAGCATCTACAATTTTTCGCTTTTTAGCACCTACTTTTTTACGCTCAAAAGCTTCTGCAGGATTGGCTTTTATATAGTCTCTTTTTAATAAGTATTTTGAAAGTGTATTTAAGAAACTTAGATAATTGTTGTAGGTCCTTGGCGAGTTGTTTCTACCATAATAAATAAGATCTAGGAAATCAACTAGAAATCGTTTATCATAAATTAAACAAAAGGCATCTGCTCCATAAGTTTCTGCAGCCCATTCTTTAAGATTCTTAGCAAAACTTTTATTACTTCTTACACTATCTGGTCTTAATGATCCATCTTTTAATTGCTTATCTAAATTTCTTTCATACTGTAAAATAACATCTTGAAAAATAGCAAAGCTCTGAGAAGCTTCCTTATTGAGTATAGGATTCCAACCACGTTCAAGTAAGTGATTAAGTTTAGCCACTTTTTGTTTAGCAAAACGCTCTCTATGAGTTTTGTTGGCCATTGGCTTAACCCTCATTTGAAATCTCTTAAGCTTTTTGGTAACAGGATTAAAACAATAATATTCTATGCGCCAAACGCCTTTATTGCCTTTTTTAAGTTCTGCAGGAGAATAATCTACAATTGCAATTTTTGAATTACTGCGATTTTGAAGTATGTCCAT